AGGTCGGCACCGCCCAGGTCGGCACCGCGCAGGTCGGCACCGCCCAGGTTGGTCTTAGCAGCCACAGCTTGCTCCAATGCGTGACGCAGATGCAGGCCACTCTCCAGGCCATCAGGCGCAGCGCATTCGAACAGAGCAGCATCGGTGAAACGGTGTTTGATTTGGATTTGCATTTTCTCGCTCCAGTGGTCGGCTCGGGTGAGCTGTTGGAGTAACTTTACCATAAAGATAAACAAACACAAGATAAATTTACCCAAAAGATAAATATAAAATGTGCCGAGGAAATGTTGAGGCATAAAAAAACCGCCCGAAGGCGGCTCATTTGGAGAGTGGTGATCAGGCCATCATCCTGATCGCTTTTCCCATCCCTTTCCCATCATGCAGTTCTGCAGAACGATTACGCGTTGAATCATCGGCGCGCCGACTAGTGAAAACGCTTGAGCTCGGCATTGAGCGTCATCCATGTTGAAATCTTGTTGCGTCGATCCCGCCTTGTACCAATGCCAATTATCGTTTTGGGTTGCGCAGGCTGAGAGGAGGTAGCTGCAAATAATCAAAATCGAGATATTTTTCATATTTATTTTTATCGAGTTGTGCAATTCACTTGGCCGGCAATCGTCGTGCAATTCGTCGTCACGGTAGGGCGCGTTGGGATCATGTACGGCATTGGTGCCGGCGTAGGAGTCGGTTTGTTCTGGAGCGCCTGCAGTTGCATCAGGAGGACTTGGCGCTCATTTGCGGACTGTTCGTCGACGGCCTTTCCAGCAATTTCCAAGCGAGCTTGTTGATCAGCATCTTCGTTCAATTGCCGCCCTTCGGCATATTGCCCGTATGTGATTTTTCCCTCATAAAGGCGCGAGGTAAGCGTTTTTGCGTTTGCTCTGGTTTGTAGAATCAAAGCATAGACCTTCGGATGCATGCTCTTTTGAATGACAGGGTCCACGGCGGAAAAGCATTGTTGACGGTCGGACGCCCAAGACGAAATTAGCGGTTTATCTGAATCAGACGCTACGCTGTTGTTAGCTCTCATCTCAAGTGTTTGGCTCGATACCTTCCCAAGCGCCAATTTCTTTTCGAGAGGAGCATATTTCGGGTTTGTAGCGACTGCGTCCATGCATTTTGCAAATTGATCGTCAGGTTTTGTAGCGCACGCTGAAAGTGCAACTACAATTGTGCAAAGAGTGATTATTTTCATGATTTCCTCCTGATCAAGAGTGGGCGCGCTCTGTCGGTGGCCGCAGCAATTCTTTCTCGGCCAGGCGCAGCGATGTGTTCGGCATCATCTGGTCATACAGGGCTTTGTGCGGGTTGGCGCCGTCGATGTTCAACGTCGGGATTGCCATGCCGAGGCAGGCGACCATCATCCCGAGCGTACCCAACTTGCGCGCGATGGCCGGCGCCGACTGCGCGCTGTACTTATTGAAGAAAGCCGCGGCGATCATGCAGATCTCAATCGGCTTTGTCTTGTATTCGCCGGTGACGCCCCATTGATGGCCGCCGTTGCGACGAATGGCGAACATCATGCCGGAGGCGTTGCCACTTTTCACCAAGTCAATGATTTCTTGGCATACCGCAATCGTGTCGCTCCCACGAATGGCATTGATTCCGAAAACCTTAGATTCTCCGGGCATCCAACCTCCAATGATGGTCGGTTACCCGACGTTTTTCTTGTTGTCGACCTGCAAAAAACCGTCCGTGTGCTTGTCGATCGCGCTTTCTTTTTTGAGTGTGCCGTGTGTCTGCTTGTGCCTCCACTCCATCACAGTATAGGAAACATACCGGTCAAGCGGTGCTAGCTCCTCAGGCGGCAACTGCAAAATATCTTGAAGCGACATCGTAAACGGCCAATTGGAAGATGCGGTATCGGATGTTGGCTCGTTAGAAATGCCCATTGGGATTGAGGTTGCCACCACAGCCCGGTCTCGATCCAGCCAGCCCGCAGGCTTCCGGAACGCAAGTTCTATCCGCTCGGCAATTTTATTCCCTATGTTTTTGACGGGGTTCTTGCCGATGATCTGATTCACCTGGGAATCGGACATATCCAGAGCCTTCCCAAATGCTGTGAGGCTGCCGGCTTCCTTTGCGAGCAATCGAGCGTTCTGACGTCTTGTTTCTTCTCGTGTCATTTTTCGATCATCGCTTTTTTTACCAAGTAGATAAATATCCAAAAAGGTAAAGTTGACCTTCCATTTCTTTATCTTTATGGTAAAGTAAAGATATGGACATGAAAACTTTCTTGAGACAAGCAACCGACGAAGAGCGCCAGAAGCTGGCCGCTCAAGTCGATTCCTCTGTCGGTTATTTCTATCTGATCGCCGGTGGCCATCGGAATCCCAGCACTTCACTGTGCAAATCACTGGTAGCGGCAGAGCCGAAGTTGAGCCTCTGTGAGCTCAGGCCGGATATTTGGGAGCCGGCAGTGCCGACCGAACCCGCCGCCGAGGCCGCGCCGTGAAGTGCGGGCGGATCATCGGGCGCATTCGGCGCCGGGATAGGGCGCGGCAGATCGCTGATTGCCGCGTTCAGTACGAGCACGATGCGTTTGATCGCTTCACTGCGAGACAGGCGGAGGTTTATAACCGTCTGGCAAGCGTGGCGGGTCCGTGGGGTCAGAACCCAGCAGCTCAAGTAGGTCTGCGGAGTGCCGTTCGCTCTCATTCAGATTCACATCTGGTACAGCAATCCCTCCTTGCACAGCTGCAGTCTGCTCCAGGAAAAACCGAATCACAGTCGCCAGCTGAGAATCCTTCGTCGTCTGCTGGCACAGGGCAAACGCCACCGCGTACAGTGGTCGGAAAGCTCCATCGTGCTGTTGAAGCTGGTCTGAAAAAGATTTTCCAAGGGCGGACATGATGAATTTCGTCCGCTCAAGTTCCTTCTCTAAATATGCCACGCGCTGCTCCAGCGTCGGTTCTTCGTTTTCCATGCGCATTCCTTTCGTGTCCATCGGGTGTGAGAACCACGATTGTGTCACGGCTGTGAATGCGCGCCCTTATTCCATGGCTTCACTTTAGCTGCGCCGCATCAATTGCGCATTAGAAATCAAACAGGGGTTTTTCCATGACATACAAATACGGCGAGACGGATCAGGGCGATTGCCTCTACAACACGGCGCGCGCCTATCCTGGCGGCATCGAAGCGCTGGCGCACCGCATGGGCGTGAACGCCGGCACGTTGCAGAAGAAGCTGAGTCCGATGATCAAGAGCTACATCGCCAGCGATGAGGATGCTACCGTAGTGATGGAGCTCTGCCACAGCGCCGGCGTGCCGGATTCGTTTGCGGCGCACCATGCGCGATCGTACCGCCTCGGCTTCATCTGCGTGCCGGTGCCGAACATCGAGAACGGCGACATCAGCGACAAGGAACTGCAGCGTCTGGTCATGGCCTCGGTAGCTCAGCTTGGCGAAGCCGTCGCGGCATCGACCGACGCGCTGCTCGATGGCCATATCTCCGAGCAGGAAGTCGAGCGCATCGAGCCGCGTATTCGCGCGCTGATGCGCACCGCACACATGCTCATCCACGGCATGCGCGCTCGCGCCAAATCCGACGCCAGCAAGTTGATCAACAAGTTTCGGCGGCAGAAGGAGGCGGCATGATTACGCACGCATCCGAAAATAATCTTTCCAGTGCTGGCGCGGCTTTGCGGACGATAGCGGCGCCTATAGGTACCTTGGCACTCGCGCGCAATCCTAAAATTAAGTCTCTTGAAAACTGGAGACTGGCATGAGCAACATTTCCGGCATGCGCCTCACCATCCTCGACACACTCAGGACGAACGGGCCGCTGACCACTCGGCAGATTTGCGACCTGATCTACGGCAAGCCGGGCGTGAGTTCGGTCCGCGTCAAAAAATATCTCGAATACATGGGCAAGACTGGTGTCATCAGCTCGGTGAGGCCTGAGCGCGGCCACGCCGTGCACACGTTGCTGGACGACCCCGAAGGAAGGCCAATCAGGCAAGTGCGAAATTATGCGCTGCCGACCCATCTCAAAGGCTCGAATCTGTCGCCGATGGCCTGGTCGATGGTGCATTTGCTGGGGATAAATTAGATGGCACGCATTCGCACGATCAAGCCGGATTTCTGGACCGATGAGAAGGTCGTCGAGCTTTCCATGGAAGCCCGACTGTTCTTTATTGGCTCATGGAATTTCGCGGACGACTACGGAAACATCCAACGTTCGGCCAAAAAATTGAAGATGCAAATTTTCCCGGCGGATGCAATTGACTGCGAACCGCTGATTCAATCACTGATTACTCACGGATTGTTCACTGAGTATGACGTGAATGGCGAAAAGTACTTACACATCAAGGGTTTCAAGTCGCATCAGGTCATCAACCGACCATCGAAATCAGGCCTTCCAGCACCGGAATCCGTGCAAGTTCAGTTGCCACTCACTGAGCCCTCATTGACGGAAGGGAAGGGAAGGGAAGGGAAAGGAAAGGAAAAGGATATGTCCGGTTCACCGGACGTCATCGCAATCCTGGAGCACCTGAACGAAAAAGCGGGGAAGTCGTACCGACCAGTCGAAGCAAACCTGCGGGTGATCGCTGCAAGACTCGGGGAATCGTCGGTTGCCGAATGCATGGCCGTCATCGACGCCAAGGTCAGCGAGTGGCTGCACGACGACAAGATGGCGCAGTACCTGCGTCCGGAGACGCTGTTCGGTGCCACCAAGTTCGCGCAGTACGTCGGCCAGCTGGGTGCCGGTGGCAACGGCGGAAACGCCTTCGCATGATGCGCGGCCATCGCCAAATCATTCGCGCACGCATGGACGGATTGAAGCCGGCGGCGGTGTTCGTGGATTTGGTCGACGTCGAAACGCCGGTGACGAACCGGTTTGATGATCCGGAGAACCGCCTCAGCTTCGGCCTGTACCCGAACGTTGAGGTGACCCGCGACGACATGCGCAGAGCGCTCGACCTGCGCTTCCTGGTGAACTGCCTGGTGCATGTGCACGGCAAGGTGATGGATGACGACTTCGGCCGGCTGGTCGACAAGATCGCCGAGAAGGCAGCGCACGTCGTGGCATGCGCCGGCGACGAACTCATGGAATTCAAAAATGGAGAGTGGCAAGCATGGACGTTCTGACCGCAGACGACATTGATTTTCAGCATTACCAGCAGGATTCGGATCCGCAGGAAAAGGTGCGCAGCGTGGGCGCCTTCGAAGCCGAGGTGCTGGCCGAGCTGACGCAGGACGCAGCGAACTCGCCGAAGCATCCGAAGATGCCGTTCGCCAATTTCTGGCTCTACTTCGCACCAGGCGAGGTGACGCTATGGGGCGGCTTCAACGGCTCCGGCAAGTCGATGCTGCAGGGGCAGGTGCTGTCGCAGTTTGCGCAAGAGGGACATCGCTGTTGCGTCGCCAGCTTCGAGATGAAGCCGGGCAAGACGATCTCTCGGATGATCCGGCAGCACACCGGCCTGCGCTGGCCGAAGCCGGACCAGGTGTCGGCGTTCATCAAGCGCACCGACAAGACCATGTGGGTGTACGACCAGCAGGGTGACGTGCATTCAGCCAAGCTGCGCGCCGTGATCCGCTACTGCGCCGAGAAACTGGGTGTTCAGCACTTTGCCGTCGACTCGCTCATGAAGTGCGTCAAGGGCACAGACGACTACAACGGCCAGAAAGACTTCGTCAACATGCTGACCGTGCTCGCGCGCGACCTGAACATCCACATTCACCTGGTCGCCCACCTCAAGAAAGGCGAGGGCGACGAAAAGCAGCCGACCCGCATGGACATCAGCGGCAGCGGCGCGATCGCCGACCTGGTAGACAACGTGGTGCTCGCGTGGCGCAACAAGCGCAAGGAGCGCGATGCGGCCGCCGGCAAGGTAGTCGCCGACTCCGATGCCGACACGCTGCTGATCTGCGACAAGTCGCGCAATGGCGAGTGGGAAGGCCGCGTCAAGCTCTGGTTCGACGGCGACTCTCAAAAGTTTACTGATTACAACACGAACGAGCGCCGAGGTCTGGCGCGCGCTCTGTAACCCTCGCGCACGCGCGCGTTTGCAGCACCAACCACAGGAGAAGTGAAATGTACGCTCAGCAACAAGGCAATTCTATTCGCACAGGCAGCATTTTGGGAGCTGGCACTATTGGCTGCGACGTCGCCCCGAAATCGGATGTTCAGACCGCAGTTGATCGACTCAGCAGCGCCATTGCCGCTGTCGGTGACCGTGCCAATTTACTGCACACCCGGCTCTCTCCAGTCCTCTGCGCTCCGGGGCCGTCGTCTGTAGGCGCATCACTGGCACAAAGCAGTTCCTCCGTGCCGCTGGTGGACCAGTTGAACCGTTTGGCGGACGAAATCGACGGCATTCGCCTCAACACAGTTCAGGACGCACTGGACCGCTTGAGCGTCTGAAACACCCCGTAACGCCCGGCTTCGGTCGGGCGTGAATCGAATAGGAGAGAAGCATGCAAATTTACCAATGCCACAAGCGCGTCAAGGCGTTCAAGATCGAAGCGGTGAACCACGACGAGTCCGGCACGATTGCGCTCCTGAGCGACTCGCTGGGCAACGCTGTCGAGGTCTCCGAGAACTTCCTCAGCAAGCACAATCCAGCTGTCGGCGGCTACTACGTTGAGTACGACGACGGCTATGCCTCGTTCTCCCCGGCAGCAGCGTTCGAGGCTGGCTATGCACCGGTGACCGCATGAACATCCTCGCCCTAGACCTCGGCACGAAATGCGGCTGGTCGCTACACCTGCGCGGCGGCGCGATCAGCGGCGGCTCGGTGAACTGCGCGCCGGGCGGCGTACCGGGCCAGCGCTGGCTGACCTTCCGAAACCACCTCACGGAGATGAAGCGCGCGGCGGGTGAGATTCACGTCGTTTATTTCGAGGATGTTCGCCGCCACCCTCCCGGCCAAGTTCTTGCGGCCCACTGCTACGGCGGCTTCCGCGCGCATCTCGAAACGTGGTGCGCACTGAACAACATCCGCATGGTTCCGGTGGGCGTCGGCGAGATCAAAAAGCACTGGACCGGCAAGGGCAACGCTGACAAGGCCATGATGATCGCCGAGGCACGCGCTCGAAAGTTCGTCCCTGTCGACGACAACCACGCCGACGCGCTGGCCATCCTGGCGCTGGCGCTCGACACCGAGGGGCTGGTGCGGAAGGAGGCGGCGTGATGTTCTGGGCTTTCGGAATTATCGTAGGCGCAGCAATCTTGGCTGCGGTCATCGTGATCTACTGGATCGTGTGCATCCTGCTGATCCCGTTTCAGTTGCGGGATGCAATGCAGCAGGCGGCAGAGGAGGCGGGCATGGTGGAACGCGCGGCAGAGGACGCTGAACGCGCATGCAGGTGGAAGCCATGAGCACCGGATACCTACGCAAGCGCACGCGGCAGCAGAAGCCGGTACCGCCGCCTCAACCGGTGCCGTGGCCATGAGCACGACACTAATCGCAGTCGGGATCGTGCTCGGCCTGATCCGTCTCGCGCATGCCGCCGTAGCAGCAGGATGCGCAGTTCTGGAAGCCGAGGAATTCAATCGGAGGCATCAATGAACCGCCGCCGCACCCGCGCCTACATCGGCGCCAAGACCAAGCTGTATTACGGGCGCATTCGGCGCGCAGCCGTTGGACTTGACCATGATCACTGAAACCGATTGGGAGATCGGCCTGCCGCCGCCATACGTCGACGTCGAGGTGTTCATCTACGGCCAGGTCCGCAGCGGCCGGATCGCCGACGGCTTCTTCCGTTTCTCCGACACGGCGCCCGGCATGCGCGGAGGTCATCCGCTGCAGAACATGGTTGGCGATGTCGATCGGATCACGGCGTGGCGGTATCGCATTCATCCAGCGCCAGATTTTATTGCGCCGGTTCTACTTGGCATGGGCATCGAATTCTTAATTTCTTACTTGAGGCAAGCATGAACGACGAAACCAAATACAAAATCACCACCGAATACGGCAGCGGCTTCATCCGGCAGACGCTGGAGAAGCCGGAGGGCGAAACGCAGCAGGTGCTGCTCAACCTCTGCGACATGCAAGTGCAGCACGCCCTGGTCGCGCTCGGCTGGAAGCTGCCGAAGAACAAACCGGCGCCGGAACGTCTACCGCGCCAGAAGAAGCTCGCGAAGGCCGTAGCCAAGGTCCACTAGCACATGCTCACGCAGATCAAAGACGAGCCCATCGACTTCTCGCGCCTGATCACCGATCTGTGCGCGGGCGGGTTCTCTTTCTCTGCCATCGCCGCCTGCACCGGCATTCCCAAAACGACCGTCAAGTCGTATCGTAACGAGGGCGTCGAGCCTTCGCACTCCAAGGGGAACAGGCTAATTCACCTCTGGTCTGTCCTGCATCAAAGCAACACGCCACCCACGATCAAGACCCCTCCAAAACGGACGCCATATCGTCCGGACAATTCCATACAGTTGAGCCTGTTCGAAGCCAACTGATGTGGAAATGTGACCGACCAAACCGCCAAGCCGACTGTTGACTGGGAGCGCATCGAGACCGACTACCGCGCCGGCATCTTGTCGCTGCGCGAGATCGCAGCGGCCAATCCTGGCAGTAACCACGTGGCGATCAAGCGCCGCGCTGATCGGGAGGGCTGGACCAAGGATCTGTCCTCAAAGATCGCAGCCGAGGCCGAGCGAGTTGTTACACGAAAAGCCGTAACAGACGGCCGCGTTGTAACAGACAAGGTCGTTGTCGAGGTCAATGCAAGCGCCGTGGCTCAGGTCCGGTTGCAGCACCGCGAAGACATCAACCGGTACCGCAACCTTGCGACCGGAATGCTGGCCAAGCTTGAGGGCGAGATGAGCGCTGAGAAGCCGCCTGCCATCGGAACCTGCATCACCAACTTGAAGGCTGCGTCGGACACGCTGAAAGTCCTGATCGCGCTGGAGCGTGAAGCATGGGGCTTGGTCGACGTGAACAAGGCCGGCGGCGGAGTGGGCGCAACCGATCACAGCATCGAAGTCTCGTTCGTCTGATATGGCCGCCAGGGCTGAATTTCCTGAAAAGTTGAAGTTCCTGTTTTCTCCGATGCGCTACAAGGGAGCAAAAGGAGGGCGGGGCAGCGCGAAGAGCTGGTCTTACGCCCGCGCACTGCTGATCAAGGGCGCCGGCAAGAAGCTCCGCATTCTCTGCGCACGTGAAGTCCAGAAGTCAATCAAGCAGTCGGTGCACAAGTTATTGAGGGACCAGATTTCGGCGCTCGGCCTCGGGGACTTTTACGACGTTCTGGAAACCGAGATCCGCGGCAAGAACGGTACCGAGTTCAGTTTTGCCGGCCTGGCCGACCACACGGTGGACTCGATCAAGTCGTTTGAAGGTTGCGACATCGTCTGGATTGAAGAGGCGCACAGCGTCAGCAAACGATCGTGGGATGTGCTCCTCCCAACGATTCGGAAGGACGGATCGGAAATCTGGTTCACGTTCAACCCTGAGCTGGAGACCGACGCCACTTACGAAATGTTCGTGACGCAAAAGCCGGAAGACGCAGTCGTGGTGCACGTGAACTGGTCGGATAACCCATGGTTCCCGGCGGTTCTGGAGAAAGAGCGGCTGCGCGCCAAGCAGACTATGACCGATGTGGACTACCAGAACATCTGGGAAGGCAAGTGCCGGCCGACAGTGTCAGGGGCTATCTACTCGGATGAGGTGGCAGCAGCGGAGGCTGGCGGCAGGATTTGCAACGCGCCCTACGACCCGACGCTGAAAGTGCACGTGGTCTTCGATTTGGGCTGGAACGACGCCATGTCGATCAGCCTGGTTCAGCGGCACGCATCGGAAGTACGCGTGATCGAGAACATCGAAGACAGCTTCAAGACGCTGGACCACTACTCGGCGGAATTGAAGAAAAAGAACATGAATTGGGGCAACGTCTATCTCCCCCACGACGGCCGGACGAAGAACTACCAGACCGGAAAGAGCGCAGAACAGGTAATGCAGGAGCTGGGCTGGACGGTGCGGATCACGCCGAACATGGCTCTCGAAGATGGAATCCGTATGACGCGCATGGTTTTCGGGCGCTTCTACTTCGACAAAACGAAAGCCGGCAGGTTGGTGCAGTGCGCGAAGAGATACCGGCGTCGCATCAACAGCCAGACGAAAGAGCCGGAAGAGCCTTTGCACGATGAGTGGTCGCATGGCGCCGACAACCTGCGCTACATCGCGGTCAACGCGCAAGACATGACGAACGACGACTGGAAATCCATGCCGCCGTTGCAGCAAGAGACACCTGACGAATACGGCATCTACTTTTAAGGCGCACACATGATTGATTCCCAAGCATCCTCCTCCGGCCTGGCGCAGTTACTGTGCGCACGGCTGACGGACTGGGATCAGGCGCGTAAGCCGCAGGAGTTGAAGCTGCTGCAGTGCTATCAGGATGTGATGCGTATCCCCCGTGAGGACGATACCAAGGGTACCGGCGCAGCGCGCGCTCGCAAGGCTGCCGGCCTGTTCATGGGATCGAGCCGCAACAAGGTACGCGCAGCACGCGCCAAGATCAACGATGCGCTGTTCGGCAACGGCAAGATGCCTTTCGACACCAACCCGACGAACGAAGAGCTCAAGGGCTTTGCGGACACGGTGGAAGACATCATCACCGAGCAGTTGGAGCGCATGGGCTTCCGCAAAATGTTGAAGCTCGGCACCAACGTGCTGTGCAAATACGGCACCGGTTTCGTTTTCGGCCCGTTCGTGCGCAAGGAATCGCTGACTGAGACGTCCGTCGACAACTCCGCCGGCGTCCCTGTTCTCACAGAAAACAAATACCAGTACGACTTCCCATATTTCGAGCTCGGTAACACGCTCGATGTGTATCCGGACCCTGAGGCGCGCGATATTTGCAAGGGCCTCGGTACCTTCTGGGTGACCATGGAGAGCAAGCACACGGTCGCCGCGTGGAAGTTCGACGATTCTTACACGAACGTCGACGAGGCGCTGCAAGGCGGCGGCGATAACGGCAATGAAACCGGATCGGACCGTGCGCATGAAGAGCGCGGCAACATCGACTACTGGCGCAAGGGTGACCGGATCAAGGTCGCGCGCTTCTTCGGCAAGGTGCCGAAAAACCTGTTGCCGCCGGAAGCCCCAGAAGAGCAGGCCGAGCCTATCAGCTATGACACCGGCAATGATCTGCCAAACACCGTTTTGGCCGATCAGGAAGACGATGGCCAGATGGTTGACGTCGTGGCCATCGTGGCCGGCGGGGTGGTGGTCAAAATCAGCCCCAGCCCATGGACTGATCGCGGCGCCACGCACCGCTGCACCTATGAGGACGAAGAGGAGGAGATTTGGGGCATCGGCGTGGCCGAGAACAACATCCCCTATCAGAAGGTCGTCAACGCGGCCTTCCGCCTGTTCCTCGAAGGCAAGGGCATGGCGCTGCTCGGCACCAAGAGCGTTGACCGCTCCAAATTCCTGCCGACCGAGGATTTCAAGAAATACCCGGGCAAGGTCTACCAGTTCAAGCCGGGCCTGTCGCCCGATGACCGCAAGAATGCGCTGATCGATCATATCGAGCCGGACGTCACCGACGGCTGGCAGAGCGTGATGGCCGCCGCGCAGCAGTTCAGCGACGACGACACGGCCATTACCAAATACACGCAGGGCGACGACTCCAGCAACCTCAACAAGACCGCGACCGGCATCAGCATGATCATGTCCGCATCCTCGATGCCGCTCAAGGAAGTGATCCAGAACATCGATGAGAACTGGATCGAGCCGATTGTCGAGTGCCTGATTGACTGGAACCTGAAATATCTGGACCCGGAGACGGTGAAAAAGATTCACGGCGAAAAGGCCGCTCAGATTTGGCAGGCGATCAAGACCTTCGGCAAGACATCCTTCATGGAATGGAAGGCCACCGGCACGAAGTCCTTCATGTTGAAGGAAGTGCTCACGAACAAGATTCGCGCCTTCGCGCAGTTCGCCCTGGGCACGCCCGACGCCGCCAAGTTGATCGACGTCCGCGAACTGCTGGAGCAGGTCTGGGACGCCATGGAGATCGGCAAGGAAAGCCCGATCCTCAAGGACGCCGACGGCCAGAAGGTGCCGCCACAGATTCAGGCGCAGATGGAACAGTTGCAGGCGCATGCCAAGGAGCTTGAGGCGGCCCTGCAGAACGCAGCCGCAGAGGTCGAGAAGCTCGAAAGCAAGCACCACCTCGAAATGACCAAGACCGTCATGCAGGCGCAGGTCGATCAGTACAACGCCGTGACCAAGCGCCTCGACCTGGTCGTTGACCGACTATCGAGCCAGGCTGTGCAGGTCATCGCCGACAGCGCTGCCGCTGCCGAGCCAGATCTGTCGGGCGGCGTTCCGGAAGCCTTGGCGGAGCCAGAGATGCCAGCACCGTCAGTTATGCCGGACAGCGCGCCTATTCAACCTGAAATGAACGAGCCGCCGCAACCTCCAGCGCCACCGACCGAGATGCCACCGATCAATCCGCAACCACAGGACGCGCTGCAATGACGGTCGAGCTATCAATCTCCGGCGAGCAGTACATGGCGTCACTCGTCGAGTCGATGCCGCGTGTGGCGGCCGGCGTTGAGCGACTGCAGCCAGAGATCGCCAAAAAGATCGCGGAGCTCACTCAGGCGCTGATCGCCGTCAACGACGAAAACGCGCGTGGCGGCATCAAGGCGCTGCAGTGGCTACTCGAATTACCGGTTCAGTTGCAGTCCGAACTGGATCACCTGAAAGCCGGACTCTCCGACACCTCGGACCCGGATTGATAAATGGACTCTCGGTATATCCGACCCATAGGAGCAAAAGCACATGTCTGACCTGACACCCGAAGAGCAGTACCAGAAGGAATACAACGAAGCAATGGAGGCGATGGACGCGGCCGCCGCAGGTAAAACTGTGCCGACTCCCGCAGCAGCGGCAGAACCTAAGCCAGTAGAACCGGCGCCGGAACCCGTTGAACCAAAACCTGATGCCGAGCCTATTCCGGCTGAACCAGCAGAACCCGAAGAAACCGTTGAGCAGTTGCGTCAGCGTTTGGCTCGGGCAGAGAAAGAGGCGCGCGACAACAAGGCTTTTGCGACCCGCAAGTCGCAAGAAAATGCCGAGTTGAAGCGCAAGCAGCATGAGGCATCGCGTCCAGAAATCTTGGAGATGAACCCAGGTCTCGAAGACGCCATCCGTCACGTGACTACAGCCCCAGATCCTGTCCAGCAAGACCCGGAAGCAATTCAACAGCAAAGACATCAGCAATATCTGAGCATCGTGGAGGCTGCCCATCCAGGCATTTTCGCGATGGATGCAGATAAAGAGCTGGTGGATAAGCTGGCAAAGCGCATGGAATCCCTGGGCAATGAGTGGTTTGACCCTCTGGTGGCGATTCGCGAAATCAGCGAGGCAAAACTTGAGCTTGCGACGAAAAACGCTGAAAAGCGCGCTTCTGCCGCGGCCCTGACCAAGACAAAAATGAGCGCGATGAGCATTCCCGGCGCAGGTGGCAGCGGCACACAAAAGCAGCCCACCAACGCCGATCAGGAAGAAGTGAATCGCATCCGAAATATGTCACGCGAAGACTTTGATAAAGAGCGACGTCGCGTGATGGGTTACTAAATCCGATAGGAGCTACAAATGGCACTGACCAATCTCTCCGTTTTGCCACCAGGCGTACAGGCGTTCTACGACCGCAACCTGCTGGAGCGCGCACAACCGTCCGAAGTTCACGGCCGTTTCGGCCAACAACGTCCGATTGCCACGCGCAACGGCAATCAGATCAAGATGCGCCGCTACTCCCAACTGGCGCCGGCCGCAATTCCGCTGTCCGAAGGTGTCACACCGTCCGGCTCGAGCCTGACGGTCACCGACATTCTGGCGACGCTGGCGCAGTATGGCGATTTCGTCACGCTGACCGACATGGTGTCGATGACCAACCAGGACGCGGTTGTCACCGAAGCCACTGACGTCCTCGGCGACCAGGCCGGCACCACCATCGATCAAGCGCGTCGTGACGTACTGGTCGCCGGCACGAACGTGGCCTATGCCAACGGCGTTGCCAACCGCGCGGCAGTGAACGTGGCCATCAGCGCGGCAGACCTGAACAAAGCCAGCCGCTTCCTGAAGGTGCAGAACGCCAAGTTCGTCAAGGAAGGCATCATGCCATCCGTGAAGATCAGCACTGCTGCCGTGCGTAAGGGCTTCATCGCCCTGGTTCACCCGGATGTCGAGTTCGATCTGGAAACCATCACCGGTTACCGCTCGGTCTCCGACTACGCCAGTCAAGACGGCGTGATCGAGGACGAAATCGGCTCCTACAAGAACATCCGTTTCGTGTCCTCGACGAACTGCAAGATTTTCCCCGGCGCCGGCGCAGCAGGCACGACCGTCTATAAAAACAACGGTGCGAACTTCGACGTCTACGTGACGCTGGTCATTGCAGCAAATGCCTATGGCGTCTGCCCGCTGGCTGGTAACGCGATGAACACCTACGTCAAGCCGCTGGGCTCGGCCGGCTCTGCCGACCCGTTGGAGCAGCGTTCGACCGTCGGCTGGAAGGCCACCACGACCACGAAGATTCTGAATGATTCGTGGATGATCCGCATCGAATCGGCAGCATCTCTGTAATGCGCCAGGGCCGGATAATTCCGGCCCGCTGACCCCTTCAATTTCAGGAGAAATCATGGCACTCACCACCAATACCCAGTCCTTCAACCAGGTGCGCAATCAGGCCGTCGGCCAGATCGTCACCGATGCTGGCGCCGCTGCTGCGGTCACTATCAACTGCGGCTTCAATCCGCGCGTCGTGCGCTTCCACAACCTGACCGACCGCATCAGTGATGAGTGGTTCGAGGGCATGGCGGCAGCATCTTCGCTGCACACCATCGCCGCCGGCACGCGCACTCTGGAAACCACCAACGGCATCACCGTGGGAAGTAACGGCTTCACGGTCAATGCCACTACCGCCCTAGCCTCCAAGTCGTTCTACTGGGAAGCCATCGGCTAATTCGCAACAGGATGCCTCGCCGAAAGGTGGGGCTCTTCAATTTCAGGAGAAATCACATGCAAGACGAAGCCTTGAATCAGGACGGCGCCCAAGAGCCGAAAAAGGAAGCCGCGAAGCCGAAAAGCGCCGGCGAGAAAAAGGAAGCCGCGAAGCCGGTCAAGAAAGTCCGTGTGACTATCCATGCCGGCGGCGACCAGGAAGAAGACAAGGCCGATGTCGTGCTGGTGCACAACTACAACCAGATCGTCATCCAGCGCAACAAGGAAGTGCTGATCCCTGAGCATTTCGTCGAGGTTCTGGAAAACGCGGCCATCGACACGACCACACAGGACGAAAACGGCGTCAAAAGCGGCATCCGGATCCCGCGTTTCGCGTTCACGGTCAAGCCTGAATAATGTCGACTGCCTGGACACTGCCGGCGAGGGATATCTGCCAGGACGCGGCTGAGCACATGAACGCCAACGGCGCGGACGAAACTCTGTCGGCCGAAGACTTCGATGTGCTGTTCCGCGGCTTGCAGGGCATCCTCAAGGAGCTTCCTGTGCACGGCTTTTCCTGGCCGCAAGTGACAGTCGATCCTGTCGCTCTCACATGGAGTTCGGGCAGTCCAAGCGTTGTCACGCTGCCGACCGATTATTTCGGCGTGCCGCAGGTGACTTACACGGTGAATGGCCAGGATGTGCCGGTTCGCGTCGTGCCGAAGGTGCAATACGACTACCTCAAGAGCCAGTCACTGGTGCCGCCGTTTCCCCGAGTGCAAAGCATTTACATAGCACCGGACTTCTCTGCGCATCTGTGGCCAGTTCCGAGCGTTGATCCGGGCCTGAAATTGACGTATCAGGCCATCGTTCCGGACGCCGTGCAGACACAGGCACCGAAACTGCCGCAAACGTGGGTGCTTTTCATCGGGCTGTGGCTGGCTTGGGAATGCTCCAACAAATTCTCGGTGCCAGCGGATCGCCGGGCCGATATCCAAGCGCGCTACATGATGAAGCGCGAGTTGATGCTGGGATATGCGACCGAAACCGCGCCAATTCATTTTGAAGTTCGCGACTGATAAAACCAAGGAGAACAAAACCATGAAACGCCTGATTTTCCCCATCCTGCTGATCCTGGCGCTGTTTGCGCAGTCGGCCCAAGCTGTCCCGTATCAACTCCGCGTGAATCAGCGCGACGCCGGCGACACCTTCTTCAACGCGCGCGACATCGTGAATCCTGCCGGCGGCGCAAATGGCATTTTCGTCTACGACGGCACCGCTCAGCTGCCCAAATTCTTCACCATCGGCACCGGCCTGCAATGGAATGGCTCGACGCTGGAAGCGCCCGGCGGCGTCGGCCCACAGGGACCCAAGGGTGACCAAGGCGATGTTGGTCCGCAAGGCCCAGCCGGCCCGACAGGAGCAACCGGTGCCACTGGTTCCCAAGGTCCGCAGGGTGACGTCGGCCCCGCTGGTGCTGCTGGCGCAAAGGGCGATCAGGGTATTCAAGGAATCCAGGGCATTCAAGGCGTGAAGGGCGACACCGGCGCGACCGGTGCTCAAGGCCCCAAAGGCGATACGGGCGCAACTGGCTTGCAGGGCTCGACTGGCGCTACGGGCTCTACCGGATCCACCGGGCCTACCGGCGCGACTGGTCCGAAAGGTGATCCCGGCCTGACCGCATTCAGCTTCCCCGCTGCCCGCACGCTTGCCGTCTCGACCTCCTATCAGGCCAGCGACAACACGAAACCATCGATCCTGACGGTGAGTGCCGGCTGCACCAATGCAACGACCGTTGTTGCCGCCAGCGCCTGCACATTGCAAATCCGCATGCATACGTCGGCGGTGACTTGCTCGACCGGCACCGTCTATGCGACATGGAGCAGCACGTATGCCCTCGGCCTGCTGCTGACGAATGCCTCGATCTCGCCGATCGACATCAAGCTTCCAGCTGGAGCGTTCTTCATTCTCTGCCCGACGGCCGGCACCTTCACGATCAACGCTGTTGAGCAGGCGGTGAACTGAAATGTTCAAGGTCAACTACACCGGCCTGTTTGAACTGTCAGCGCGCGCTCCGGCGCCGCTGGTCAGGATGCGCGGCAGTGAGTTGATCTTCAACACGCACCCAGATCCTGCGGTCATGCGTGCACGAATCACAGATTTTGAGAAGCGCCTGAATGCGCTGTCGGACGCCGAAAAGGTGGAATTCGACACAGAAAACACGTTTGTCGACGGCATGCTGGTGCGCAAAATGTTCGCCGAGAAAGACAAGGTAATCGTCGGCAAGGTTCACCGGAAGGCGTGCGTCAATTTCGTCGAGTCCGGGGACATGTCGATCATCACTGAGAGCGGCTTTGCCAGGGTCAGGGCCGGCTTCAACGTCATCTCGCCGGCTGGATTGCAGAAAGTCGGAATCGCGCATGAGGACACCATTTTTATCAACGTCTTTCGCGTCGACGCAACCAATATCGAGGACGCCTTGAAAGAGGTCGCCTGTGATACCCACGAAGAACTGCACGCGCTTGCAATTGAAGGAGAAAAATCATGACGGTAACTGCAGTTGCAACTGGGTTAGGCGCGGCCGCTACGGTTTATGGAGCCAGCCAGGCAGGCAAGGGGGGCGGTGCGCAAGTTGATGCCTCCAATGCCGCCAACCAAGTCTCGCAAGATCAGTACAACCAGACGCGCGCCGACAACGCAGGAACGATGCTGCGCGGCGAGATGGCGGGCAACAAGCTGCAGGATTTGCTCGGCCTCAGCAGCGAGGCGCAGCGCGCCTATATCCGCGATCTCAACGACCACGGCTTTGTTATGCCGGAGGGCTGGGTTCCTTATGCAGACAAGCTGCAGGCGTTCATTGATGCCAATCCGCAGTATGACCAAGGTGGCAGCCTTCTCAAGAACTTCGACGCCAACGACCTTGCCGCTGACCCCATCTACCAGAGCACGTTTCAGACGGCCCTGGAAAACGGCAATGCCGGCATCAACCGACTCGGCGCCGCACAAGGCAATTTGAACTCCGGTGCAACGTTGAAAGCCCTGACTAAGTTCGGCGCGAATACAGCGGCGACGTATGGCGCGGATGCCTATAGCCGCTACACGGCGAATCAGAACAACCAATATAACAAGCTGGCCGGAGTCTCTGGTGCTGGTCAGCAGGCCGTGGGCGCTGTTGGAAGCGCCGGCGCAGCAAACGCATCCACCATCGGCAACAACCTGATCGGTGCCGGCAATGCGCGCGCGGCCAGCGCCGTCGGTTCAGGCAATGCGCTGACCGGCGGTCTTAGCTCCATTGCCAATTACTATCAGCAGAATAAGTTGTTGGATGCGCTGAAAAATAACAATGCCGCTCCCCAGATATTTGGCGCTTCGGGTGGCACAGGATCTTTCAGCGGCTATTAAGGAAAAATCATGCCAATCGACGCAAATATCCTTCTCCAGCAGCAGCCAATCCAGCTGCCGAACGTGCTCGCCGGCGCAGGCCAAATCGCGCAGATCCAAGGCGCGCAGCAACAGAACCGGCTGGCTCAGTTGCAGTACGACCAGGCGCAGCGTACCGAGCAGCAGCAGATCGGGCTGGGCAACGCATACAAAGACGCCTTCGATCAAGACACCGGAAAGCTGGACTCGACAAAGTTGATCGGCTCGCTGGCGACCGGCGGCTACGGCGCAGCTATTCCCGGCGTACAGAAGAGCCTGAACGAGCAGCAAAAGGCTCAGGCGGAATCGCAGAAAGCGCAGCTTGAGGTACACGGTCAGCAACTTGGCCTCATCGGCCAGGTTATGGGCGCCGTGAAGGATCAGGGCAGCTACGATGCTGCCGTATCGTATCTTCGCAGCCATATCCCGGATGGAGGCAAGGACTTGCCAACCGTCTACGATCCCAACACAGTGCAGCAAGTGGTTACGCGTGCGCTGACGACTCAGCAGCAGGTCGCTAAGCAGCAGAAGGATCTTGACTACGCGCTGAACGTGCGTCAACAGACAGAGGTTGAGCGCAACAACCAGGCCAACAACAAGGTGGCGCAGGGTCAACTCGGCGTCGCGCAGGGCCAGCTTGGCGTGTCCCGCGATCGCCTCAACTTCGATAAAGACCAGCCAAAGGGTATTTACGACAAGGATAGCGCAATCATTGTGGATCCGCGCACCGGCCAGTCTCGTCCTGTCACGGATCAGAATGGTAATCCGATCACACCAGCCGGCGGCAAGCCATCGGGCGAATATCTAAAGCAAGCGACAGCCTATCGAAACATGGATGACGCGCTGACGAATTACAAGAATGTTCTCGGCAACTTCACCAAAGTGGATGCACTCAGCCCTGAAAAACGCGCCGGGTTGAATACCGCCTACCAAAATATGATGCTGCAGGCAAAAGAGATGTACAACCTGGGCGTACTGAATGGCGGCGATGAGCGAATTCTGACGTCGATCGTCAACAATCCTCTCGATCTATCCAAGGCACTCGTCCCAACGCAGGCGCTGCTTAAGCAAGCAAGCGACTTGCAAGGCATCGTCAAAAAGAACAATGAGAATTTGGCGACCGTGAATAAGCAGAAGGCGATTCCGCTGAAATCGGAGGCCACTCAGCCAGCCAGCGTCCCGGACGACATCAACAGTCTGCTCAACAAATACGGGAAGTAACCATGGCCGACCGCGATCAGCTTTACACGGCTTTGCGCAACGCAGATGCTGCCGGCGACGTAGAAGGTGCGCGCAAGCTGGCGGCGTATATCCAGTCGATGCCGGCGGATGCCGCGCCGAAGACGCCAGAGAAATCGTTTCTTCGTCAGGCCGGCGACGCTGTGGTCAATACCGGAATGGGCGTCGCGCGCGGCGTCAAGGATGTCATCGACACCGGTGCGCAGCTGCTTTCCAGCGGATTCGATAAGGTTGCTGGAACCAATGAGGGCGAGCGCGTGCGCGCCATGAATACCGCCGGCAATCAAGAATTCAACCGTGATTACGGCGACAGCACGGCAGCAAGCGTCGGGCGGGTGGGCGGTAACGTGCTCGCCACGCTGCCTGTTGGCCCTGCGCTCGGTGCCGCAGTGCGCATTGCTGCACCGGCAGCATCTGGCTTGGCAAGCGCACTGGCAACCAGTGGCATGCGTGCCGGTAGCACACCTGGCGCCCTCAACATGCTCACACGTATTGCGGGCGGCGCAGGCACGGGCGCGGCTTCGGCGGCGCTGGTGAACCCAGATGATGCGGGAACCGGGGCGGTCATTGGTGGCGCGTTGCCTCCTGTTCTGGGTGCTGTCGGAAAGATCGGCAGCAAGATCGGCCAGGTCATCGCGGGCCCAGGCGTGACGCCTGATGCTCGCGCAGGTATCGACGCCGCACGCGCTTCCGGCTATGTCATCCCCCCATCTCAAGCGAACCCTACATTGGCAAATCGTTTGCTCGAAGGGTTCTCAGGAAAAATTTCTACTGCGCAGAATGCGAGCGCGAAGAATCAGGAAGTGACAAACGGCATGGTGAAGCAAGCACTCCAACTGCCGGCCGATGCCCCTATCACGCTCGATGCGTTGAAGGCGGCACGCCAGCAGGCCGGTGCTGCATACGATGCCATTGGCAGCACCGGCACGATTACGCCTACGCAGGCATACAGCGATGCGCTGGATCAGATTGTCGCGCAGTCGAAGAAAGCGGCATCAGGCTTCCCGAACGCGAAGCCTAGCCCAATTATTTCCGAGATCGATTCATTGCGTAGCCCGCAGTTCGATGCCGATTCTGCATTGTCGAAAATCAAGGAATTGCGCGGCATGGCTGACTCGGCATACGCCAAGGGCGACAAGGATCTCGGGAAGGCACTGAAATCTGGCGCTTCGGCACTTGAGGATGCCGTCGACACCCACCTGCAAACGATCGGTGCGCCGGCAGACATGCTCGACCAGTTCCGGCAGGCGCGGCAGTTGATCGCAAAAACTTACAGCGTTGAGAAGGCGCTGAATCCGGCGTCCGGAAACATTGACGCGGCGAAACTGGCCGCAGACCTGAAAAAAGGTAGGCCACTCACAGGCCAACTGCGCGACGTCGCTGAATTCAGCTCTCAGTTCCCGAAGGCTGCTCAGTCGGTAGACAAAATGGGGAGTTTGCCACAGGTATCGCCATTGGACTTTTTTGGCGCTGGAACCGCAAGTGTAGCTACCGGGAATCCCTTGGCTATGGCAGCGGTAGCGGCGCGGCCTGCTGCGCGTGCGGCGGCTCTATCACCATTCGTGCAAAACCGCTTAGCGGCCCAACCGACGGCGCCAGGCATCGTCAATCAGTTGGCGACTTCGCCCGCTCTGCAGCAGCTTCTGTATCGCGGCGCACCTCTTCAAGCGAACGGCCGGTAATTGCGGAAAAGATGAGATTGCCGAAGAAGGCAAGCAGCACCAACACGATGAACTTAGCAACCATGTAACCAGTGAAGTCCATGCCGGGCCACCTGAAAGAGAAAATTGGATAGCCAGATCATACCGCTTTTCGGTCTTGGAAACAGCAGCCGGTCACCATATGTGAGCGCGCAGCGGCGCATCGGCTGCTATGCCGAGGTGTCCGCGCAACCGGATAAGACGAATGTGGCGTTCTACAGCATGCCTGGCATGACCCTGTTCACCGATTTTGGCGACACGCCACCGCGCGGCATGCTGGGATACAAGGACTTCATGTACGTGGTGCATCGCGGCACCTTCTACGAGGTCAACAACGCCGGCGTGCGCACACCGCGCGGCACGATCGGCACTACCTCCGGACGCGTGCAGATGTCGCAGAATGGGCAGCAGATCGGCCTGGCGGACGGCGCCAACGGCTACATGTACACGCTTGACCGGGGCGCCCGCACGATCCTGTCGCTGACCAACGTGGGAACGACTGCAACGCTCAAGACGACCGCCCCGCATGGGCGCCATACCGGTGAGACGATCATCATGACCGGCGCCACGCCAGCGGCATATAACGGCTCCTTCGCGGTAACCGTGGTCGACGCCACCACGATGACCTACACGATGCTGTCGAATCCTGGTGGCAGTGCTACGGTGCTTGGTGCGTATGCCGTGGATTCTTCCTTCACCCGCGTAACATCAGGGCTGTTCGTGACTCCGTTCGACATCACCTGGGGCAAGCACGTATTCATCTGGGGCTTTAATGACAGCGGCGTCTTCCAGTTGTCGGCCATCGATGACGGCACGCAGGCGGATGCTCTTGACTTCGCCGAGGCTGAGTCTGAGCCGGACAAGTTGATGCGCGTCATGTTCGATCATGGCGAGCTGGTGCTCCCGGGTACCGATACATGCGAATACTGGGGCGCGAGCAGCGGTGATTTCCTGTTTTCGAATCAGCCAGGCTCAGAGTCAGAATTCGGATTGGCCGCCTCTTTCTCGCTGACCAAATACAACGATTCGTTGACCGGCCTGATGCGCAACAAGCTCGGGCAGGTCCAAGTGATGATGCTGCAGGGGCATACGTGGACGCCGATAAACGGGACCGACCTCAATTTCGTCAACGAAATCAACAGCTACGCGGCCGTATCCGACGCAACGGCATTCGCCTACAACCTGGGCGGCCATCCGATGTATCAGATCAACTTCCCGACAGCCGGCAAGAGCTGGTTTTACGATGCCGCAAGCGGGGACTGGTCCGAGATTCAGTCAGGTCTGAGTGGCGGCCGGCACCGTGGCGAGATGTGCGTCAACTATCTGAACAAGCCGCGCATCAGCGACTACCAGAACGGCAAGATTTACACGTTGGATCCGACTGTCCCGACTGATAACGGCATGCCGCGCCCTTGGGAGATGACCAGCCGCCACCTGTTCCGCGATCTGAACGACTTCCGCACCGGCGCGATCTTCCTCGACTTCGAGGTCGGCGTCGGCCTGATCAGCGGGCAGGGCAGCGACCCGCAGGTGATGTTGCAGGTCTCGCGCGACAACGGCAAGACATGGGGCAATGAGCTCTGGCGCTCGCTGGGCAAAATTGGCCAGTACCGGCGCCGCGTGGTGTTCCGCCGCCTCGGTCGTGGCCGCGACTTTGTATTCCGGCTGCGCGTCACCGATCCGGTGAATGTCGTGCTGGCTGCTGCAGGAGTGATGGCCGAATGATCAGTCAACCACGCAACCAAGAAGACTTGCCGGTAGCTGGCAACTTCGCCAAGTTCACCAACGGCTGGATCCAGTGGTTCAAGGAAGTCAGGGAAGGGCTGAATGGGCTGCTGGGCGGAATGAGCGCCACCGCGCGCGCCTCGTTCACCCTCACGTTCATCAACGTGCCGCTCGGCAGCAATTTGGCGATGACGGCCGATGCAGCAGGTGCCAAGGTCGGAGATTTCGTAGTGCTGATGCCGTCCATGTCAACCGTCGGGCTGATATTCAGCGGCACCGTGCTGACAGATGACGTGGTCACCGTCTACGCCCAGAACTACACAACAGACACCGTATCGAGCCCGGCTATTTCGTTCGATGCACTTTTCATCCGATAGGGGGCATCATGCCAGCAGTGAAATTCAGCCCGGTCCTCAATGACCAGATCATTACCGCAACCGGTGCGCCGGCGGTCGGGTGGAAGATTCTGTCCTACCAGGCCGGGACATCAACGCCACTGGCGACTTACACCACCAGCACCGGGAATGTCGCGCATGGTAACCCAGAGCAAATTGACACGCTCGGATACGTCCAGCAAGGCCCTCTGTGGCTGGAGTCCGGCAAGTCCTACAAGCTGGTTCTGACTGACGCGAACGACGCCGTGCAAAAGACGATCGACAACGTCTCTGGCGTCAACGACACCTCGACCAGCACATCCGAATGGATCGATACCGGGCTGACGCCGACCTACATTTCCGTCAATTCCTTCTCCGTCCAAGGCGACCAGACCAGCACGTACCATGTTGGCCGCCGTATGAAGTTTCAGACGACCGGCGGCACCGTCTACGGCCGCATCGTGACATCGCTGTTTGCGAGCAGCATTACCACTGTCACGATGAAGATGGACGGCACGCAGGTACTCGATTCCGGCCTATCAGTGGCACAGCCGTCATTCCTGCGCGCTGACGTCCTGGCGCTCCCTGAGCGCATCGCCACGACGGCCGGCACAGACGCCTACACTGCCACCATCGGTATCGCGCGCAACGTGCAGGGAGCCGAATACAAGATCAAGTTTGCGAACTCGAACAGAATCATCAACCCGACGCTACAGCTCGATGCCGGCGGCGCGCTCCCCATCGTTTCTACGAGCGGGAGCGCACTGAGCATCGGCGCGTTGAACGGCGAGCACATTATTCGAGATGACGGCGGCACCAATTACATTCTGCTGAACCCGGCCATCAGTTACGTGCCGCGAGGCTTCATCGATGGCCTGACGCTTTCGACGGCCGGCGCGTCTGCCACGATGGGTATTTCAGCCGGCGCGGCGCTGGATAGCACCAACCTGGCGCTCATGGTGCTGGGTACTGCTATGACCAAGACGGCAGCGGTATGGGCGCTCGGCACCGGTGTCGGCGCATTGGATGCCGGCACGATCCGCAATTCCGCCCTCGGTGCGACATGCTCGTTTGCGACCAACATCATGACTTGTACGGTCGCACCGACGTCCGGCACCTTTCAGGTTGGGCAGGAGATCAAGGCTGAAGGTATTCCTCCGGGGACAACGATCTCTTCGCTCGGTACAGGCGTCGGTGGCACAGGCACCTACAACCTGTCTACATCTCCCGGGACGCTTGCCGCGCGCCCAGCAGAGGGTATGAGCTGGTATCACTGGTTCCTGATCAGAAACTTGGTTTCGAATATTGTTGATCTTCTTTTTTCTCTATCACCGACCGCCCCAACACTGCCACCCAATTACACCGTGTCACGCCGGATCGGCTCTGCAAAGACAAACGGATTATCGCAATGGACGAAATTCATTCAAAACGGTGACTACTTCGAGTTGGATGTGCCGACGATTGATATTTCCGCGAGCGTGTTGGGCGCAGGATCAAGAACGCTGGTCAACAGCGGGGCTCCGACCGGCATTACAGCGGAAGCCTTGTTTTACTTTCAATTGGTCAGCTCCGGTAGCAATGTGCGTGCACTCTTGAGCAATCCAGCGACTACCGACAACGCAGTCGGCAACAACAATGCATCAATGACGACCGCCAATACCTCGAATGCCATCGGCGGCGGACAAGTCCGATGCCGGACAAATAGCAGCGCTCAGGTTGGCGTGCGCGGGGATTCGGGCGCCACATATTTCCTTTCAACTTTGGGCTGGACTGACCAGCGCGGTAAGAACGCATAAGGGAGCGCCATGGCAACGGGGGATAAAAAAAGCTGGTTCGATCCGAAGATCAGTTGGCAAACGGTGATAGCTGCGGTGCTGGCCGCATCAAGCGCTGCTGGCTGCGTGAATTCAAGCTACTCAAGCGCGGTTGAGCGCATCACCAAACTTGAGCAGCATGACGCATCTCAGGATCAGCACTTTCAGCAGATCGAAAAAACGATCGACCAGCAGCGCGGGGACATGAAGGAGCAGCTCGGGACCATCGCGGGCGACGTGAAGGATATCCGGAAATATTTGATGGACCGGCAGCAGCCAGCCGCACTTGGAAGGTGGACGAAATGAAGAATCTGCTCATAGGTGGTTGGGGCGAGATCAAGAAACTGTGGTCGGTTTGGATTGGCGTGATCGGCGCCGCGGCATTGGCCGGCATCCCGGCGCTTGATGCGCAATGGCCGAACCTGGCGCCGAGCCTGATCGCCTTCTTCCCGAAGAACGGTCAGCAGTGGGTACCGGTCATCGGCGCGGTGGTCGCTATCCTGGCCCGCATCGTCAGCCAGAGCGCGGTGATCGATCTGATCAAGAAGGCATTTTCGAAGGAGTCGCCATGAGACTCGTCCTACAGCGAGGCGTCAGCACCAGCAAGAGCACGCCCGGAAAGCTATTCGTGGATGGAAAATTCGAATGCCACACGCTGGAAGATGTGGTGCGGCCGGCGGGCGTGAAGGTCTACCGCAAGACCGCCATACCGGCCGGATCCTACTCGGTTCTGCTGACCGAATCGCCGCGTTTCAAGCGCGTGCTGCCGTACCTGGCCAAGGTGCCGAACTTCGAAGGCATCCGCATTCACCCGGGCAACAAGGCCGAGGACACCGATGGTTGCATCCTGGTCGGCGACGCACCGGCGCCGGACTGGTTGGGGCAGAGCAAGGTCGCCTTTGATAGGCTGTTCGCCAAGCTGCTGGCAGCCAAGGACGGCATCGTCATCGACGTGCTGGCGGCATCATGATGACCCTGATCCTACAGTTCGGCCCATGGCTGCTGGGCATCCTCGGGCTGGTGTTCGGGCTGTTCAAGCACCAGCAAACCAAGACCGTCAAGGCCGAGGCAAAGCAGCAGGTCGCCGAGGCGAACGCCAAGATCGATCAGGGCAATACCGCTGCCGCGCAATCTGGCGCCGCCGCCGTTCAGGAGAGAATCCATGTTGAAAACGATATTGCTGCCCGGCCTGCTGACGACTCTGCTCAGCGCCTGCGCGACAACTGGTCCCGCGACTGAGCCGCAGACCCGGATCATCGACACCGGCTGCGACTGGACCAGGCCAATCTACATCAGCAAGCAGGACATCATGACCGATGGGACCGCCGACGCCATCCTGGCGCACAACCTGACCGGCGCCGCCCGCTGTGGCTGGAAGCCAAAAAAATAAAGGTGGAAATATGGCATCGAACGACGGTTTGAACTTACTCGCTATGCTGTCAACGCAGCCGCAAGTGGACTCCGGTGTAAATTATCTGGCAAGAAATCGCCTCTACTCTCAACCCGCGCCCGTGATGTCCGGGTATTTGACGAAACTGGACCCTTTGCAAGAATTGGCCTTTCAGCAATGGGTGAAAGAAAATAAAATTCCTTTCGACCCCACCCCCACAGCAGACTACGACATGCGCGGATATTACAAATCCATCCAAGGCATGAACAAACTGGCGCAGGCCAGCATCAATGCCAACGATGGCCAAATCCATTTCCCCGATACATTCAAGACCCCGTACCATGAATCATTCTCCGCCGAGAGTAAATTTGCAGCACCAGGCGCACCCACATGGAATGATCTCGACCAGCTCGTAACGCCAAACGCAAAAATTGTGTACGACGAGCGGAAAGCAAACGGAAAGTAAGCTGCGCTATACTGTATCTCCATACAGTGAAACGCCATGAAAAAGCTGCGCCCACCGATCGAGTACAAACGCCTGAGAGACCTGGCTGCCGAGAATAAAGACCCGGTGGTGCAGGAGCTTCTTTGGGAAATTAAGCGGCTGCACCACATGCTGGCTCTCGACCTGCGCGGCATCGAGCAGATCCGGGATATCTGGGCAAAGGAAGTCGGCGGCAACTTGGCGGCAATTCATGAGATGCGTATGCGGCTGAAAGAGGAGCCGGCGGCGATTGAGTGGAAGAGCGACGAAAAATAGATCGTCCAAAATACAGGTGTAAGTCGTTGTTTTGTATAGTGCCGTACAGTGCTGTATAGACAATCAATCAGGTCGAATAAAATCTAACTAAATACCTGATTTATTTGAAGAAACTGGCGTTCATCCTACGTTGCGACGGGTTGAACATCGGTATGCCGGAAAGCCTTTACTGGTGCGGGCGTTTTGGATTCTTCCAAAATTCGTCCAAAATTATTCCAAAGAGACGAGGTGTCGACGCTGACCTCGACACCTCTATTTTACCGAAACTTCGAGATACCCTGTTCCGCGCAAGTCATCGTAGATCGCGGTTGTCTTTGCTTCCTTGTGGCCCAGCAGCGCTTGGACGAAGTCGCCGTCGTGTTGCTCCTTGTACAATCTTTCAGCGAGTGACCGGATTTCGTGGAACGTCACTGGCGTCTTTTCTGTGCCGGGTACGACACCGGCGAACTTCCGTGCCGCCCGGAATGCATCCGTGATCCCTTGCGGCGTCGCAGGATCGCCTGGCTTGTTCATCCCGCGCGTGCGGACATGGTGAACCATATGCTTGCTCAGGACGCTATCCCGGCATAAGCGGATAGCCTCATCGATCGACATCCCGAACTTGTCCAGCCGAATGCTGGTGTTGATTTTCAGCTTGGTCTTGCCGCCGCCCTTCCTCTGCGCAACCAACAGATAGCCGTCGGCCACATCAGAAAATAGCATATTTGCAATATCGTCCCGGCGCTGGCCGGTGGTCAGGGCAAGGTTCATGGCGTTTTTCAACCACGGAACAGCCTTTTCCCTGATCGCCAAGAATGCCTCCAGCGTCAGCCGGTCGCGCGTCGGCTCGTATTCCGGCGTGTACGTGACCAGCACGGGATTCGAACCGTTGGGGATCAGTCCCTTGGTCTCCGCGGTGCGGAATGCATCGGAGATCCGCGAGCGGATATTGATGATGGTGCTGGTGCCGCGCACGCCGTCGAGCGAATCCAGGTGGTCCGAAATAATCTGCGATGTGATCTCTCGTAGCGGCATCCAGGCCCATTTCGTTTCCTTGAGCTCGGCGATATACATCCGCCCGATGCGCAGGGTATTTGCGGCCGGCTTCTCGCGCTTGATCCAGATCGGCTCATACTCGACCAACCAGTCCTTGAACGACAACTGCGGCTTGTTCGTGATCCAGTCGATCAGGCTGGTTTCCGCAATCTTGTCCAGTTCGGCGTTGGCGGCTCGCGCCTGACGAAATGCATCAGCGCGGTCCCGGCCAAGACCCTTAGTCTTCCCGTTGCGCGGATTCCGGTACCAGAAATATCCGTCAGCCTTGCAATACAGGTTGTCGGGAAATCCTTTGCGCGATGAAATGCGTCGACGTGCGTTCATTTATTGCCTTGATATTCGGCCGTGGGCGCCACGAACCAGTTCTTTCCGACCATCTTCGGCTGCGGGTAGATACGGCCATCATGCACCCAACGGCGCAACGTGTTCCGGTGTGGGGCGAAATCGCCGAAAACGATCTTGGCCCACTCGCTAATTGGTATCAGTCTTGGCATCATGCTTTCCCCTCAATTACCACAAACGCGCCTGCGCTCCCGGAAAGTCCGTCAACGCGCTCAACAAAATGATGGTCAATATCGAAGCCACCGCCATTCTCAAGCGGCGAAGGTGTTGCCAGAACCACCGGATGGTGCTGCGGCATCTTCTTCAATTCCTCAATCAGTTCAGATACTGTCACTTCACTCTCCCTCAGTGCCTGGTGCTGGTGGCGTTTGAAAATCAATCGGCACGATCAGCGTTTTATGAGTCTTGGCGCAGTCTTCGCAGATAACAGCCCAATCGCCCAGATAGCCGAGACGGCTTGCCAATTTTTTTTAAGGCTGGATCTTCGTATTGCTCCTTACCGGCCACGCGATATGGCGTGCTTTCATGGGCGTCGCTCCCATCTTCATAACTCAGGTTCGAGTCATAGAATACTTTTCCGTCGCATACGTCGCACAGCTTGTAATCAGCGTAGGCCATTATTCTTTCTCCCTGCTGGCAGTAGTAGCGGTGACTGGTGGTGGCGTCAGCAGCATGTAGTAGAGCGGTTCTTCATCAGTGGGCATGATGAATTCATGCGTTTCTGATTCTTCGTACCATCCTTCCTTTGCGTAGCCTTCCTCGTCGCATTGGTCTTCGTCAGCATCGTCAGCTGCCGCAAGCGTGCCGGGCAGGTAGTATCTGGCAATGATCGTGCGCCAGTTGCCGAGCTTGTTAAAATAGCCGACGATCAATTTCCGGCCCTTCGGCGCACTCTCAATCGGCAGCCACTGCGGCTCCCGCTTCACGCTGGCAATGGCGAGTTCGGCGTAGGCGCGCATTTGGTCGGCAGAATAAAATGCGCCGATACCGAACACTGGCGATGGGGTTGGCAATTCAGGCAATTGGCTAGACTGGTTGCTCATGGGGATTCCTTCTTAAAAAGACTCTTCAACCAAATAACTGGATGAATAAGAAATAAGGGCCAGTCAGATGGCTTTCCATAAAAATCGTCTAAGTTCATGGGCTGATCAAGCCATTCCGGTTTATTCACTTCGTCTCCTTAGCCGCGATAGCTGCGTCGTGGAACTGTTGCGATACCATCGCTTTGTATGCCTCAGTAAGCGCCGACTCTTTATCGCCTTTGCGCATATGTTGGAAGTGGATAAGCCATTTCATTCCGGCGTTGATCATTTTCTGAGAGATGACGTAAGTTTTATCGCTGTCCTTCGCATTTGTGGATGGCGGGGCGACGTAGCCGCTGTGCTTGTCGCCATCGTAGTCAAGGATGAAAGGTTTCTTGTCAATCTCGCCGATCAGGTAGCGCACGCAGTCGGCGTCGTACCTGACACGTTCTGGATACTCCGACCGAGCAATGGTGAATCCGTCTGTGTCAAACATCGACGCACCCTTACGGCGCAGAATCGCCGTGAAGTTCGACCTCCCATTGCTTTCGGGCATCGAGCCATACCAGACTTCCATCAGCACCGGCTCCGCACTTACAGGCGCTGGAGGGGCGGTGTAGAGCAACGGCGCATTGCCGAAGTGCGGCATGGCGTAGAGTTCGCAGTCGTTGATCTTGCGCCCGGTCATCCAGCGCAGAACGCCATTTTCGGCGACGGCCATGTGGTGAAGGCGAACCGGCTCCGCGCTCCCCACGGCGGCGCGCTTGGCGAGTAGCCACATGGTGAATGCGAAGCTTGTCGCGTCACCGCCACAAATCTCAATCATGTCTTCCTCGGAAATAGGCGGCATGTCGTTAATTGCCGCCTCAAACTCCCGGCGCTCCTTTTCGATGTTCAATTCGGTCATGTCTTACTTTCTGGTGGGGTTGCTGGCTTGCGCGCTTCTGCCAATGCTGCGGCAAGAATCGCAGCTATCAATTTGATTCGTTCTGATCGCGTCATATCAGCCCCATTGCTCTGCAAATGCGTTTGCAATATGAGGGTGCGTCCTGCTTCTCTCTCTCTCTCGATTTTCACCAGGCGGCATCATGTGGCACTCGGCAAAAATCTCTTCGTAATCAGATTTTTCGTGAGTTGGAACCAGCTTCGGCAATCCCTTCAACCAAAGTGCAGCGCCTTTTGTGTACGGATCGCCGAACATCCAAGGCTGCACAATTTGGTCTGGCTTCCCGATATGAGACATCGCAAGACCATGCGGCTTAGAATTTTCAAGAACGATTTTTGGGATACCACAATCACGCAACTTCTTGAAAAATTCGATGCCTTCTAAAAAATCGCGCATACGGTTTGGCCAATTCGGATGGCGCCTGCGTTGCTCAGCAGGGAGAGGCGTATCCTCCGGGTGGTACATCCACCGTATTCCAGCGATATTGTTGTAGGTGCAATACGGGTGACCGATCATCATGTCCCAGCTTTCCCAGCCGCTGGCGATCACCTGGAGAACGTCGCCCTTGATATGCCATCCATGTGGCGATTCGCTCTCACGGAGATCGCAAGACACAGCTGTATGACCGCGCCGGGAGAACGCATCACGTACGCGGCCGCTGTATTCGCAGGCAACCAAAACTTTCATCCCGTCACCTGCTGCGGTTGGGATTGCAGGGCGCGGATAGCGTTTGCGCATGTTGCGTAATGACCGGAAATACCGATTGCCGCGACCATCCGCTTATCTGGATTGGCGCGCAAACAGACTTCGATTGCTTCATCAAGCGCTGCATTGCGGATCGCATCCTTATCAGCTGGCGCTTGTTCCTGCGCGGCGGAGGCGACAGAAAACATCCCGTAATTGCAGAGTTCATCGTAGTTGTGATCCGGCCACTCGTCGTATTCCGGCGTTCCATCAGCGGGACGCTTTCTGACATCGAATTGTTTGCATACGTGCGTGACAATCCCGCAAACAACATTTTCCACTTCGACATCCCATCCGTCGTCGAGATAGTTTGCAATCGCGTCTTCTGCCGCTTTGTCACGCTGTTCTGATGTGCTGAACGTCTCAAGGTAATTTCCTTGAGGGTCATAGACAAAATAGCAATCAGCAGATATTTCAGCCGCTACCGTCTTAGCCTCTTGGGGCGCTGCTGCACGAAGGCGATTAACCTCCTGCACCAACCCCACAACAGGATTGCCATCACAAAGAACATGGCGCTGCATGACTTGCAGATGCTCTGCATAGCCCTGCTGCACAAGCGAATCGTGCACACCCTTGGCGTCCCATGTCACGGGGCTTGTAACTGTCATGAACCATTCTTCGCCGCTGAATACGTCCCAAACAGCGCAGATCATTTCTGGCGTTGCAGGAGTTGCTGCGATGGCTATCGGCGTCTCTGCTGCTGGCGGTGCTGAGAGGGCGAGAATTCCCTCGACCAGCGCATTGCAAGGAACCACTGGCAAGCCATCGTTGTACGGTGCTTCCTCGAATTCTCTCTCGATGAAGGCAGCGGCGGCTTTCAATGCGGCACGCCAGATCTGCTCATCCGTTACTTGCGGCGATGCCGGGCTGTTGATGTGCGCGAGCAGGGCGCGGCCGACGAGCGCGGATGGACCGGCAGCCTTCTCGGCTTCCCATTTCTGCGCGGTGGCGATTGCTTGGTCTGCGGTAATCATGTCTTCACCTTGATGGTTGTCGGATCAATCTGCTGCACGCGCTGTGCGATCTCCGGCGCGTCGGCGAGCAGGGCGACGATGCGCTCCTGCATCTGCCGCGCGCCTTCGACTGCGCCGAACCGCAGGCCTTCGCGGTTCGCTTGCAGGAGCTTTTGTGCTTCGCTGGCCATGGTCAGGCGGTAGCTTCGCCGGCCTGCACGAACGCGGCTTCTGCGGCAGCACGCGCAGCTTCTTGTTTCTCGGCCTTGGTCAGCCGCTTCGGCGCCAGCATGTCGGCTTGCGGAGCTTCCGGCGCAGTGAAAATCATCTTGGTCTTGAGGTCAGGGTTGTCGTACAGCCATCCGGCGGTGTCGCTGTCGGGATGCGTGCTGATCATCCATGCCAGATTTGCCGAGCCGCCTTCGAGGAATGCCGCGGTGAATTTGTGAATCTTGCAGTCGTGCAGCTTCTTATTGCTGTCACCGCCGAGGCCATAGTCAATCTCGACGCCGAAGTTCAGGAATTCCTTGCCGATCTTGAGCGGCATTTCCAGCGCGGAGTAGCGCAGCGCGGTGGCCGCTGGCTTCTCGTCAACCTGGTCGATCAGATCGGGCTCATCCGGAATCTTGTAGACCAGATCGCAGATGCCCGGCAGCAGAGTCTCCACCAGCGATGCAGGAACGACGGCGCGGCAGGAGATATCAGCGGCCGGCACGCGTCCATCGCCGTGCGCCTCGGAACGTGCATTGAAGTTGACCAGCGTTACCGGGATTTCTTTGGTGTCAAACATGGGTGATGCTCCTTTCGTGGATAAATGCGGCATAGGGCTTGCGGATGAGGCTATGGCAGCGTTCGGCTGCTTTCGGGTCGCTATCCACCTCGGCGCGTGATTGGATGTCGCACAGGGCGCGTACAACGCGGACAGCCGTCGGCTCGTCGGGGACGCGCAGGAACTCGCGGAATTCGGGCTCCTTGCAGCGGAGGGCGAGCCAGGTGGATAGGCGGATGGTCATGCTGGCGCGCGCAGTTGCGTTTCGTACTGATCGACCAGCCCTTTGAACTCCATCAGGTCGGCCTCCAGCTTTTCGATGTACTGCTCGTCGCGCTCGACGCGCCGGCGCCAGAGCTGTTTATTGATCGACTTGAGGGCAGGGCAGTACAGGCAGAATTCCCAATACTTGCGGCCAGTCAGCCAGAGGCCGCCCTGAACTTGGTCGGTGAACTTGCTCCAGTCTTCGCCGAACCAGATGCGGCGGATTTCCTCTGGCGAGATCAGGCACTTGTATTCGCTGCCGCCGTCGTCTTCGACCAGACCGTCGGCGCTGATCCCGAACAGCCGGTCATCGGTGGTGATGAAGCCGCAAGGCTGGATCATCAGGCCGGTCTGGACTTCATGTTCCATGCGCGCCTCCGGCTCCATCTCGCGGCCCCGGCGCATGGCGTATGTTTCGAAGCCGGCATCGTCCAGAGGTGCGCCGCTGATGCGCTCAATCGCCAGCCGGAAGGCATAATCCTTGGCGGCGTCTGAATATTCGCCGACCTTCTCTCCGTCCAGAGCGCGCTGAATTCCTTCGGCCTTCGGTGCGGCCTTGTAACCGGCCAGCGCCATCGCCTCTGCCGACGACTTGCCGGCGAGGATCGCGTCGACATACGCCTGCTGCCGGTCATCGAGGCAATTCACCTTCGTGCGCGCGACGCGAAACATGCTGCCGGTGATCACGCTGGCCCGGGCAGAATGCCATTCCGGTGAACCCTGCTCGCTGGTGTGGATGATCATGATCAGCTCGGCACGTAATCGTCGCCACGATCCAGCCCGGCGGCGAACTCAGGGTCAATCGGTGGCGCTGGCGGCGCGTCGGCACGAGGTGTACCGGCATCGCCGTTGTCGATGACGTCGGCACCGGCAGCCGCTGCCGCTTCCTTCATTGCGGCGCGGTGGCGCGAGATGGCTTCCTTCAATTTGGCGTGATCGGCCGGCTGCTTGGAGAGCTGCGCGTTGTTGGCCTTCCAGAACGCCAAGGCGTCGGCATCCGTGGTGGTCTGCAGCGCAGCCACAATCAGCGGCTTGACGTCGATACGGCTCGCGTCCGGCGGTTCGTTGATGTCGCGCATGCCTTCGCCGCCGTCGGTGTTCAGGTAGTGGATCGCAGCGTCCAGACGGTCAGTCTTCGGCCAATACTTGTACGCCTGCTTGACGCACGTTTTCTTGATCATTTCTTCGGCGTCGCTCACCCATGGGCAAGATTTGATCTTCTTGGCGACATACGATTTCCAGGCTTCGGAGCGGTCGCGGATGTCGTTGACCTTGCCGATTTCCATTGTGTGGGTCAGGTAGTCACCGTCGACCGTCTTCACGACCACGTAGACGCCGACGATATCGCCGCGATCATCGGGTGGCGCGAACTCTTCGAACTCATGCACCGGCAGTTGATCCATGCGGCCACGAATGAACTTGTCATTGCGGCGCACGATCTGGGCCTGCGCCCACTTGATGGAGCCGGATTCGACAGCAAGGTCGATCAGGCCCATATAGCTGATGTCGAGGCAAATCGCAGCATCTGCACCAGCGTTCGGGCGGCGCGGCACCAGGTAGGCCTGCTTCTTCGCCGGGTTCAGGCTGATGCCGATGGCGGCGATGTTCGTCACGGCGTTGATCACCGATTGCCGGTTCTTGTTGGCGACGCTGAGAATGTAGTCACCGCTGCCGATGATCTGAATTGCGAAGCCTGCTTCACGTTCGAAGTTCAGCGACTTATCTGCCAGCACGGCCATGAAAGAGGCGCGCGTGCCGTAGATTTCATCCGTAATCAGTGCGAGTGCATTGCTCATTTCTCATCCTCAGAATAAGCCGCGACAGGAAACGTGAATGCCTCGGCGTTGGTGTAAAGTTTCTTGAACAGGCGCTTGTTCTGCTCGACCTTGGCGCGCTGCTGGGCCTTGGCGTAGCGCTCGTCGGCTTCCGCATCGCGGATCGGCTGTGTGATCCACAGCAAGCCGACGATGGTCATGCCGAGCAGGGCTCCGTAGGGGTAGGCGGTGGTCATTTGACAGACTCCAAATTGGCGCGCGCCAGTATGGCCTTCACACGGATGGCAATCTTTTCGGACGCGCTCAGGTGGCCGGCGCGGGAATTGCAATCCGGATGCGCGAGGACGAAATTGCTGATGTGATTGGGGCCGCCGTGCGTGACCGCCACCAGGTGCTCGACGCTCTCGAAGCCGCGGGCAACAGGATCCAGGCAAAAGAAGCACTCTCTCCCGTCACGGGAGAGCAGCGTGGCGACCACCGGGCTATTCGGCTTACGCGGCTGGCGTTTCGTCGGCGCGACCGCGCGCCAGGCGTGATTGCCACGGAAGGCGTCGAATGCGGACAGTGAGTCGCCGGTGAACGTCAGCTTGCAGGCCTTGTTCGTGTAAATCACCGATGTGACGGCGCCGGATTTGAAGCGCACGACTTCCCATTCGCTGGTCGGCTCGAGCACTTGCGCACCATTCGCAGACAGCCACATGCGGAATGCGGTCAGGCGTTTTTTGCTGATCGCTTCCTGGCTCATGTCATCCTCCGCAGCGGCTGCGCATGTACCTTCGCCGGTGCGCTGACTGGTTGCGCTGCGTCGCCGGATTCGTCAGCAGGCAGCACCGCCGCCAGGATAACGAGGCAGAACAGGCCGAAGGCGGCCAGCAGCCAGAAGACGGTAGCCGGGCCGTAGCGGAACAGACGGCGACGCAGGCGACGCACAGCAGGGCGCGCAGGGCGGTCGATATCGCCCAGCCATTGACGACGCGCGCGGCCGTTCACGCAATGGCCGATCATGCTTGAGCCCCTTGCTTTACAAGATCCTTAAAACTCGCACCCCACATCTTGGAGGCGCTATAACCAAGTTCTTTTGCAAGATCGGCAAGCGCTTCCAGGCCGGTATCACCAAAACCGGCAGGCGATTCCTGTAAATTGGTAAATCCTTGGACTGTCGCGCAGTACTGATCGCCATCAACAGTAAGGGCTGCACCGATACGTTCCGCGTAGCGCTCCGCATCGTCTGAACTGCACCCCCACTTATCTGCCAATTCTTTTATGCGAGCGTGAGATGCTCCAAGTGCAGATGCTTCAACCAAAATGGTCCATGCCGTTTCTCGGTTCGAAGTGTCCATAAACCAGAACGCACGGACGAAATCCGAATCACGTAGGTCGCACACTTCTGCATGCGGCTTATAGATCAAGTCGCCGTTTTCGTGGAGATAGTAGATTGCGCTCATGCCCCCACCCCCAGCGGCTCATCGTTGTAGCGGGCGTCGCAACGCGCTTGCGCGGCGATCTCGGCACCGCTCTCAAGGTTCTCTTCGCAGTACGCCGAGAAGTCGCGCAGCTGGGTCGAACTCAGGATCTCGAACAGGCTGACGGTCGTGCCGGCCAGCGCGGCATCGGTGACGATGTATTCGTCGCCAGCCATGCGCGGACGCTCGCCGTAGAGGTCGAGTTTCAGGCCGTTGTATTCGTAGCCGGGCAGGATCAGGTCGGCGGAGACTTGCGGCTGCACGGACAGCGCGGCGAGTAGCGCCTGCTGGGTGTAATGGGCGAGAGCGGTCATGATCAGGCCTCGGCTACAGCCGCAGCGTTGGCCAGCAACGCGGCGAATTCATCAATCCACTCGACAGTCATTTTCACGACGCTGCTGCTGTCCGGCGTGTCGCCCGTGTTGATCTGCATAAACCATTGCTCAGCTGGACGCGAAGAATTCGGCTCGATGCCGTTGCCCAAAGTGCGGTGCGATACGCCGCGTGCGATGGCGATGGTTCCGACCAAGCAAGCGCAAGCACCCTCATATACGCTGCCATTGACACGACCAGCAACAAGTGCGGCGCGGACTGCCGCAACTTCCTTCGGTGCGCGAAGAAGAATGTCGAAAAGATCGGCTTTGAAGAAGCCCAGGTCGGCATCGCGCAGGTTGGCA